GTCCGCATCCGCGCCAGCGCCACCGTCGCCGCCGGTGCCGTATCCATCTCCGCCGTTATAAGTAGCGGAGCCTGAGTCGCCGTCTTTTCCGTTGTGACCTGCTGCTGCACCGCCGCCATAGCCGCCAATACCTACAACGGTCATTTTGCTGCTCTCGTATCTCGCGGTTTCTCCCTGCGCGCCAGGTGTGTATGTAACGCCATTATATACGACGCTTTCTCCCTCGCCGTCTTCTCCACTGCCGCTGCCTCCGTCCACACCGTCATCACCGGACAGCCCGTATGCGACCCCGCTGAACATTTCGACAAATCCGGTCTCAGACGCACGGCCATTTGCGGTAGAGTATTCTCCAAAAGTGGTGTCCCCGCCAAGCGAACCCTCTTGTGATCCCTCTTCTGAGTAGGCACCGAAGACTCCGCCTCGTCCAATTTTCACCACAAAGGTTTGTCCCGGAGTTACCGAGATCGTAGCAATGTAAATACGGCCTCCGGAACCGCCCTTACCAGCTTTACCACCCGCACCAGGCTTACCGCCGTTTCCATCGCTTTTACTTTCGTTGGTGCCGTCTGCGCCTTTTTCGC